TCGTACGAGGCGTGAGGAGACGATAAGGGACACGCCAACGCGTAGGCGTGGTACAGTGGGGCCGGGTGGCCCTGTGTCACCCGTGCCCCTCGTTGGGTCGCGTGGCGAGCCCCGCACCCCGAGTCGGGCCGAGGCTATCATCCTGTATCGAGTTTACTCCCGAGTAATGACTGACTTAAAGCGACATCTTAGTGACAGTAATGAGGACCCTAGTACCATGGAAGAGACCCCTGTTAACAATGTACCTAGTAACCCTGTACCTAGTACTAAGTACCATGGTGTCCCTGTTGGGGCTAGTAACGCTGCCAGCGTGACTGATGTCACGGTAGTGGCGTTACCTGAGTGGCCTGAGGGGTTAACCCCGCCTCAGGAGCGTTTTCTGAACGCCTATGCTTTGGGGGGTAGCATTACTCAGGCTTGTAGAAGTTGTGGTCTTTCCCGAGCTAACCCCTACCGATGGAGAGATGGCAGCGAGGTTTTCTCTGATGCGCTTACGATTGCTAAGGAGTACGGTGTTCAGAGGCTTGAGGACTGGGCTTTGGCCCGTGCTATGGACGCGATGAACCCTAGTGACCGACTGACTGAGTTCTTGCTAAAGGCTGCTAGGCCAGAGGTTTACCGTGAGAGGGTGGATCACCACTTGCATGGTAAGGTCGAGCACCGTAAAAGGGTTATTCTTGAGTCACTTGACGAGGATCGCATTGTTGAAGCTTTACCTGATGCTGCTGGAGAGAGCGCAGAAGAGGATGCCTGAACCGCTGTTAGTCTTTGACGGCAAGTACTACCCTGACAAGGTCTCTAGACAGCTTATCGTCTCAGAGCGCCTGGAGGGGCCTGAGAGCCATTTGGTGCCCTTAGAGGAGGATCACCTCTCTTGTGGCAATTCGTGCTCCTGTGAGCCCGTGTGGACGGTCTGGCAGGGTCACAGGGTTGTCTACCACCATTCGGACATCACGAGGGTCTCTGTGCCTGATGCGTTGCCTGAGGAGTTGTGAGTAACGGTCGGAGCGTGACCGGATTCCGACAACCCGGTCACGGTCGTTGCGTGACCCAGAGAAGAGAAGAGAAGAGAAGAAAAGAGACTAAACTTAACCAGAGGGATTGGGGGTTGTCATCCGATCCCTCTTAGGGTAGGAATCTAATATATGGCTAACTTTATCTTCGACACGTTCAAGAAGCTTATGGTTGAGCAGACCGCCGCTGGTCTCTACAACCTGGAGACAAATGGCACTGGGCAGATTTCGCTAGAGACCAACGACGACCTCTGCGTTGTTCTCACCACTGGGGCGTGTACGGCTGCGACCTGTGGAGCTTATGACGACCTGGCAGCGTTGGATGGAGCGGTTGGCTCTGCCTACACTGAGTACAGCGGGACTAACTATGCGACGGGAGGCAAGGTGGTCCCGAACTGTTCCTGGGAGAAATCCAGCGGAACGGGCTACACGGGGGCTGGGAGCTTTGCCTACCTTAAAGGAGACAATATCACATGGTCTGCTCTCGGAGCAGCCACAGAAGCCCCCATCTTGGGAGCAGTGCTGTACTACTGTGCTGATGGCCTTGACGCCCATGCCCATAGCGACCAAGACCTAACGGTTGCCTACTTCGACTTTATAGCGCAGCCGGATGCGAGCGATTTGGTTCTGCAGTGGGGCAGCGCCGGGGGCGCGTCCTGCTCTGGGGACCAGGGCGTGATCCTGAAGCTTGGGTGATGCTTTATGGGCGTAACTCTCCGACCGACAATCATCTCGATACCGATGGAGGCCGTTTCGGTCATATCGAAGGCAGAACCGGCTACCCTCACCACAGCCCCTATAACCCCCACATATACGCTGGTGGAGCCCCCCAAATCAGCGACACAGCTAGCTATTCCTGGCCCGGTAGCCACCCAATTATGCACGCCGTCAGGTGGGCAGGCTGACTCGAACATGAAGACAATCGCAAGAGGCTCCGCGTGGGAAGACCAAGACATCACCACGCTTGCGCGGATCATGCTCCCCACAAAAGGGGCCATGCTTCAAGCAGACATGAACGGCACGGCGACCCTCAAGATCTTTGATCTGAGTTCGGACACGCCCGATACGGCAATCGTTACCACATCTAGCATTGCTGCATCAGCAGTCATCTTTGATGCGCTGCAAGTGGACTCTTACTGGAACACCGACAACGTGGGCTACAACTTCAGGCATACGAACGTCTCTGCTGCAGACAAGCTCTTGGGCGGCAAGGTCTACCGCTTCGAGTATTCGTTCGACACAGACGCCGATGGGCTCATCTACGTTGTCAGCGAAGTAGCCATCCAGGGCCTCTATTCAACGTGATTCAGCAACGGGAAGAGGTTGAACACATCTTTCGGCCCCAAGGGGCTGCAGCCGCACTCTTCCTGGCTAGAGACCCAGAAGTCCTCATTGAGGGTCCAGCAGGCACCGGTAAGACACGCGCCGTCTTGGAGTATGTGAACTACCTGTGCGAGGAATACCCCGGCATTCGTGTCCTGCTGTACCGCAAAACCCGTACTTCCATGTCCGAATCAGTCCTCGTCACCTGGGAAGAAAAGGTGCTCTGGGACGGACATCCGGCAAAAACAGGCGACGCTCAAAGAAACACCCGGCAGTTCTACAAGTATCCCAATGGATCTCACGTTGTCGTCGGAGGAATGGATAACTCAGACCGCATCATGTCCACCGAATACGACATTGCGGCCTGCTTTGAGGCCACTGAGGTCACCCTAGAGGACTGGGAGAAGGTGCTCAGCCGCCTTAGAAACAACATTCTCCCCTGGCAACAGGCCATTGCTGACTGTAACCCCGGATCTCAGTACCACTGGCTCAACCAAAGGGCCAATCAGGGCCTCTTAAAGCGCCTTTTGTCCCGTCATATAGACAATCCGAGCCTCACAAAGGCATACCTCAAGAACCTCGAAAGGCTCACTGGGGCGCGATATGAGCGGCTTTTCAAGGGTAGATGGGTCTCTGAGGAGGGTTTGGTCTACGACGAGTGGGATGCCGCACTCCACATGATCGACTCAGGGGATGTTCCTGAACTCAAATGGCACTTCGGCTCTGTGGACTGGGGATACCGCGCCCCCGGAGTGTTCCAAGTCTGGGGCGTAGACGGAGAATCCAACCTCTACCGCATCCACGAGACATACAAGACAGGCCAGAAGTACGAGTGGTGGGCCGATGTCATTGCGGAAGCTCACGAGAAGTACGACATGGCTACCGTTGTCTGCGATCCCGCTGAGCCACGCTCAATCGACATGCTCAATGACCGGCTCGGCAGTCCCAGCGGTAGGACAGTCGAGCGGATTGCTCGCAAAGCAGACAACGACATGATGGCCGGACTCGATATGGTCAGATGGGCGCTCACCCCTGAAGATGGTGCGCCGCCCAGACTGCGCTTAGTCAAGCACGCGCTCGTTGGGCGCGACGCAGACCTCGCAGAAAAGCACGCGCCTTGCTGCACCGAGGAAGAATTCCCCGGCTTCGTCTGGTTGAAACAAGACGATGGCAAGGCGATTAAAGAGAAGCCCGACCCCGGTTGTCCAGACCACGGGCTTGACGCTACGCGTTACGCCGCTATGTTTGCATGGAAGCGTGACCTCTCGTTCCACGAAGCTGAACCCATGTACCCCACTGGCTCTGTCGGTGAACTGCTCGGGTTCGAAGAACTTTTAGGAGACTATGTCTAATGGCTGAAAGAAAACAAAACGGACAAGACTGGGGAAAAGGCTTTATGGAGCTTCCAGCAGGATTCAAGGACGCTCATCAAGAGCATCTCAGTGAAAGGCTCCCCAAAGGATTTAAGGATGCGGCAAGAGAGCATAGCAATGAAGGAAGAAGAAAAAGGCCCGTCCCTGGACACAGTAACCGAGGCCGTTCAATCGGCCCCACAAGAGGTAACTACTAATGCCGATGTCTAAGAAGAAGATCAGCACGAAGAAGAGCTACGGCTCTGGTATGAAAGGTAAAGGGAAGAAGCGATGAACGACAGAGATCTAGAAGAACGTCTATACGCTGAAGGCTGGGCCAAGGGACTGCGCTCAGTAGATTTGACTAAGTACATCCGTGAGCGTTGGGAGCCATCAGCAGCCGTTGCTGGCCCTGAAGAAACGGTTGAGGAAGAAGTCCCCGCAGAGGAGCCGAAGCCTGCTAAGAAGAAAGCCGCCAAGAAGAAGGCCAAGAAGAAGGCAGCTAAGAAATGACCAACGTATTCGGCACTAACCTTGTTGCGGTGGCTGGCGAGAACATCAAAGCGGGGCAAGAGACAATCGTTTCTTCGGCGGGTGGAACACAGATTACGGCAGAAACAGGTCCGCTTTCTCACGGGATCTTCATACAGACCGCAGACAGCAGCGTGTATGTGACTTGCGACGGAACAACGCCAACAACCGCGAATGGCGTGCTTGTAGCAGCAAACAACCCGCTGTTCGTTCCCATCAAAGACCCTAGCACGATGAAGGCTATTGCGAGTGCTAGCACCAAGGTCATAACCTTCATTATGTACTAATGGACGGGTCTCTCTTCGGAACCAACCTAGTCACGATAGATGGCTCGGAGATAAAGACTGGGCAAGCAGAGATCGGAAAAGTAACGGGTGTGCAGGTGACGACAGAGACGGGGCCGCTAAACCACGGCATCATGATCATCCCAATTTCATCGGCAAACTACTGGGTCAACACTGCTGCTGGCTCCCCGAATGTTACCTCTGAAAACGGGATCTTCGTTAAGGCCTCCAACCCGCTATTCATCCCGATTAAGGACCCGAGCGTTATTCGCATCATTTCGGCTGGCGCTACCAAAATGGTTAGCTGGATCGCTTACTAATGCTTCATGACCTCAAAAACCGCTTTTACTGGCGAATGATCCACGTCTTGGGCAGGGGCGGACTGCCCGAGGGCGAAGACTTCCATATCGGCCAAGTCAACTTAGACTCTGCCGGAACAGCCCAGCAGCTTACGGCAACGTCCACCCCACTCCGCGCAGGCGTCTTTTTCCGCAAGCAGAAGGAGAATGTTTCTTCAAACTACTTCTACATCGGAACCGACAACACGGTCAGCGCCACCGCGAACTCGATTATCGTTGGGAACGCCATGCCGGTATGGATTGAGGTGAATGATCTCTCAGCTATCTGGTTCGACGGAACAACTACGGACACAGACCTTTCATACATGGCCGTCTAATGCTCAGCACTGACCCCAAAGACCTGTACGCAGAGATTGAAGCCGCAGAAGAACTGCGCGGTAAGCATCTCGCCACAATGGGGGATCAGATCGAGAAGTACCATGGCCCGTACTACAAAGAGGGCTACTTCAGCGGCTACGCAGCAGAGAACCACTACTACGAGTACATCTCGCTAATCGTCCCCCGTCTCGTCTTCGACAACCCTCGCGTGCGCGTAGGAACCCGCAGACCCGGCACGCAGGACATGGTCGCTAGGGCCATCCGCCTCGGCCTCAACCGCTGGATCAGAGACGTAAACTTTCGTGAGTCTCTTACGGATACCGCAACAGACATGGTCTTCAACTACGGCGTATTGCTCGTAACTGAAGAAGAGAACAAGACCCTGCGCCCCAAGCAGGGCATCCAGAAGCCTTCCCACCCCATGCGGCCTACAGTCACCCGCATCCCTCAAGACCGCTTCATCATCGACGCAGCAGCAACGACGATGAACGATGCTCGCTTTGTTGGGCACCGCTGGGTCAGGGACAAGGAAGACCTAGAGGAGATGGCGCGAGATAACAAAGACGAGGGGTGGGACCTTGAAGCCATCCAATCGCTTACAGCCACTACTGACAGCAACGAACTGGGCCGCGCAAAAGACCGAATCCCCGACCGCAAAGAAGTGGTTTGCTATGAGATCTGGATTCCCGAAGTGCAGATCGACGAAGAACACACGCCGTCAGAAGGATTCCACGGCACCATCTATACCCTTGGCGTAGCAAGCGCGAAAGACGCAGACGAGAAGATCGCCTTCGTTAGAGACCCGCGCCCCTACTACGGCCCTCGATGGGGACCGTACACCCTCTTTGGCCTCTACCAAGTCCCGAACTCTATCTATCCGCTTGGCTCTCTCACGGCCATCGAAGGGCAGATTGAAGAGCTTAACCGCCATGCTGAGTCAGCAGCATCATCAGCAGATCAGTACAAGAAGCTAATCCTTGTAGACAACACAGACCCCAAGTTTGTCCAGCGAGTCAAGGATGCAAAGGACAACTACGTCATTCCAGTCAGCGGACTAGAGAGAGCGGGTGTTGTTCAGGCAGAAGTCGGCGGCATGACCTCCCAGCAACTCAGCTACTTACAAGTGGCTAGAGACCGCCTCGATAGAAACTCAGGACTGACGGACGCACAGCGTGGCAATGTTGAAGGCAGGGGAACGGCAACCGAAGTCACGGTGGCCGCAGAGGCAGGAACAGCGCGAATGGCGTTCATGAAGCGCCAGTTCTCAGATGCAGTTCAACGCGTGCTCTGCACCGTTGCCTGGTATCTGTACTACGATGACCGCGTAATCATGCCTCTTGGCTCAGAAGCTGAACGAGAGTTTGGGCAAGAAGATCCTTGGCTCGTCGGTGGTGAGCATGATCCTGAGAGCGGTGCCTCCTTTGACGACCTGGAGTTGGAGATCGAGCCTTACTCGATGGAACGCACAACAGAGGGAACTCACCAACGTAGAACCATGGAGATGTTCAACATGGTCACCTCTACGGCGCAGCTTATCCCTCAACTACCTTTCGTTAACTGGAAAGAGCTTTACCACCGCATGGGCGATGCGTTCAACATCCCAGACATCGGCTCACTCGTTGACCCAGATCTCGCTCGCGAGATGGTTCAAGCTGGCGAGATCGTCCCGGAGGGTAAGAGGCCGGACGATCCGCGCCTTGGCAAAGACATGGGGCCTGCCGCAGAAGCCGGAAAGGCCCGCCCGAAGATTACAGAAGCTGACAGAGGCGGCATCGCTGGCCGCGCCCAGATGGAGAACATGATGGGCCAGCAAACAGGAACGGAAGCGCAACGACTATTCCAGGGAGGAATGTAATGCCCATCTACACGTTCAAAGACCCCGAAGGAGAGCCCGTCGAAGTGTTCTGCTCAATGTCTGAGGCAACACCGGTTGGCGGAACCATTACGCAGAACGGCGTTACATTGACGCGTCAGATCGACAAACCACAAGTGGACTGTCGCGCTGATGTTCGTGTTGAATCAGCAGCACTGCACCGCTGGGCTCCGGGGGCCAAGTCTTACTCAAAAGAGGGCAAGCCCCAGTTCGGATCAAAGAAGCAAGTTGACGAGTTCCTCGCCAGAAGCGAGGGCGATTACATCTACGAGTAGGAGGAATCATGGCTGAAGAAAACAAAGTAGAAGAAATCCTGTCCGAAACGGACGAGAGTTCCGTTGAGGTAACGGACAAGATCGAAGCGCAGTTTGACGAGTTCCTGACCGCCATTGACGCGGACGAGGACGAGGTCGGCGTAAAGGCAGAGGAAGTGGCGCAGCCCGAAGAGGTTGCAGCCCCCGAGCCTGAAGCAAAAGAAGACACCTCTTCCGACCAAGAAGAGGCCAGGGAAGAACCCGAAGTGACAGAAGAAACGCCAGAGCTTGAAAAGGCTCTAGCGGCTCTGAAGCGCGACGGACTCCCGACAGCGCTCATCGAGAAGATGAGCAACGAAGAAGTCTTGGAGTACGGAGAAAAACGCTCCAAAGTCCAAGGCGACACTGATGAAGCGTATCGGAAGCTATCTGAACTAAAGAAGGTCCAGGAAACTGCACCGGAGAACAGCGAGAAATCTGAGGTTCCTGCAGAGCCCGTCGATCAACCCTCGCCTGTCAACCTCCAAGAAGCAGTGAAACCCTTTGCAGACCTCTTTGGAGATGATGCCGCCGAAGCTTTGCAGCAGGTAACAGCCGCTGCAATCCAGCCCTATGTGCAGCAAATCAACATGCAGCAAAACGTGCTGGAAGGTTTCCTGATGAAGGAAGCCAAAGCTGAGTTGACGGATCAGTATCCGTCACTCGACACCGATGATGGCTATGAACGCGTTTCTGAACGCATGAAAGTCCTCGTCAAATCTGGGGAGTACACGGAGATCAGAGATCTGATGTCCGATGCTTCCCGCCTTGTTTTCGCCGATGGGGATGGTCCTCACGGCACCAATTATCAATCTAAGTTGGCTAAGAGCAAAGCCTCTGGACAACCAACGGCGAGTGGCCGCTCAACAGTCGGGGGTCCCCCCATGACTGAAGAAGAGCGTGATGATGCAATCCTTGAAATGATTGAATCAGGCAAGTCGCCAGCGGACATCCAGAGAGTACTCGGACGCTAACTCTCAACCTAGGAGTTGAATCATGGCGGGCTCTGCACTGTCAGTATTTAATGACTTCATGGCAGCGACTGATTCGGCGGTTCTTACGAGCCCCGACTCAATCGTCAACGAAGCCGTTAAAAACAACTACCTCCTCCGTCGCTTCATGAAAGGTCGCGGTCCGGAAGAGGTTCTCCAGGGTGGTAAGACGATTAAGGATCAGATCCTCTTTGATGAGGACTCGACCTTTGAGTACTACCAACCCAACGCAACGT